AAGACTACTCGATGAAGGTTTCAGTGGTCTCGATCTGCTCGGATTCTTGCAGCAGTATATATGTTTGAAAGGAGACGAAGAGCGAGATAAATGTACGGCTTTCATAAACGAATTAGCAGTAACGACGCTACGAATGAAAGAAGGTGTGAATTCGTATCTCCAAGTCTTTGGTATGTTGGCCCGTCTCGGGCTGAACAACGTCTCTCATAAGTGACCAGAAATAAGAAAACAAAGAAAAATCTAGGTAATAAAGAGCGGAGGATAGTACTCTTCTACGTTATTGTGTTCGTCTCCTGTCTTCGTCTCCATTGCACTTGTTTCATTTTCTCTTTATAAAAAGCTTTTAAGTGCGGCATCCAAACGTTTTCCGGAATTTTCATTTCTTTCGATATTTTTCGCGCTTCTTCAAGTAAATCATCAGGAATCTTGAATGTAATCGGATTATTACCATTGTAATAGATCGTGAAGCAATAGTCATGAACGAGTTTATCCAAAGGGAAGGAGTCAAAAGGGATAAAAGGTGAATCAAAGGAGTCGTTTTTATAAATCAGAACCAAATTACGTTTCTTTTCCTTGCCGTAAAACTTCTTCAAATGTGTTAGCACTTGCGTCCTAAGTCCAGTCCCTTTATCAAGTACGGGGATGGAGAAAGCGCCTGGTCTTGGTTTTGGTCTTTTGACGACAATTGGTTCTTTGTAAATCGCGTAATAAAGTTTCCCCACAGCTTCTGATATTTCCTGCTTTAGAACAGGCCATTTTAAAGCTTCTGGGATACCTATATTCGAATCATCGTCGGAATCATCCTTGTTGGCAGAAGCAGCAGCAAAAGCAGCAGTAACAGCGAAATGGCCTTCTGAATCCTCATTCAAATCTTCTTCTTCAAATTTTTCACGAATATATGTTTTTGCGTTTCTCACCAACTCGACGAAAAGATTCATCCGATCGGCTTCAAGTTTCATCTTCACAGCAGCCTCGCGTCTTATCCTTTCAGCCTCGCGATTTCTCTTCAAGCTTCTCCTTGGTTGAGATGAGGTTACCCCGACAATCGTCTCGGTCGCTGACATTGCATTTTTCCTTGATTGGTTCTCTTCCATGATAATTAAATGATTCGACTCGTTCTTCAAAAACCTACGATCAACTCTTTCTATCTAAATTTGAGCTCAAGAAAAAAATCTTGAAATTATGCCCCTCTTCCACTATTTTCAGCATTCATATCAGCGATTATTATATACTATTGTGAAAGTAAACGAAATGTATGACAGAATAAAAAAGAATTAGTAATTATATTTTATATTTCGACGGAAAGGGTAAACAGGCTGATACCGCTTTCATATCAAAATGTTGGCGGTGAGCAATTGGATAGTGAAGAAATTACTTGTTGAGCTTTTCATAGACCACGTGATCACTTTCTTCACGCTCTTCTGGGATGACCGCAGCAGCAGCATATCTGATACGTTGAGGCCGCGGAGGAAGCAGCGGAGGAAGCCGGAAAGCGTCTCTGTATTCTTTCTCGCTTAAGAAGAAGAAAGTTCTGTACCTACCCAATGTCCCTGTCGCGTCCGTGACTTTGAAGTATTGACTCTCTCCTGATGAACCCACATGGTAAGGTTGCATGGCCCCCGAGGTTGCAGAACGAATGTAGCCATGTTCTGGACTAGCGTAGAGTACAATATAGTGAACTGACCCATCTGCAGCGATGACGTTTAGTTTATGTTCTAGCTCGGATTGTTTGACTGGCATCTAGGCAAAAATACAAAATCTTTCTTATTATCGCTTGATGAGTATTGAAAGTTTAGTAATGAAGAAAGCTTTATATTTTAAACAGAGTCACAATGAATGAACACTATACAAAAATAGAATATCAAATAATCAATATCAAACTCTCGAAAAAGACGCCTTCAAACTCTCCGTTTCAAAAACGATCGTTTCTACGACAGAGAGAATCTTGCTCGCAAACAGTATTTGCTGAGAAGTGTCAAGATATTCTTTCTCAACGCGCTGTCTTCTTTGTACAAAACATTCATCAAAGACGAAATCTTCGTCGCGTTTCAGTAAGAAACGACAATGTAAATCTCGACAAACTAGGCGCAGGGTATTCGCTTGATCTTGAAGCGCGCTCATCACGGAGACCATCTTCTCGCGTCTCTGTAATGCGTCAGAGAGAAAAAAATCGATAGTTTGCATAAGACAAGACGGACTTGAAGAGCAAAGATGATAAAGATCCCCTCCAAGGAGTTCTTTGAATTTTTTCTCTTTGTTTGATACTGCAGCAGTCGCGGTGAATGGCATTTGTGAATGAAATTATGACACATTTCTCACTTGAATCCTAAAATTTTCTCCTAAAAAACGCTTAAATCAAAGCAAAGAGCGACATCAGATTCAAAATAACTTTAAATATATTTATTTTTCACGTCTAACTACAGAACCATACCATCGGATTAGCTCAGAGGGAGAGCGTTGGACACATAATCCAAAGGCCGAGGGTTCGAAACCCTTATCCAATCCTTTTTTTCTCTCCTTTTTCACACAATGTTTATCGCCCTTCCTCTTTCATAGAGATTTTTTAACTCTTCTAGCAGGAAAACTATATAATATCGGCCATTATATGGAATCGCCCTTAAGATCTTCAGAGAGGAGGGAAAACAACTAAAATCGGCAACCAAGTGGCTTCCTCTTTAAATTATTCTTATAATTTTCAGTTGGAACGGGTTTAGATCTTCAGAGAGGGAAGAAGTGTCAATGCAAGTTGGGCTTCAACAAAAATAAATATTCCAGAGGACAGCAGACGCCGTGACAATAAAGATTTTTGCAAAACTCGACAAAGACAAGAAAATTTATTTTTTTCGCTCAATCACAGTTAAAAAGAAAGAAAAAAACCAATGCCGTCTACAAGAAAGGGCCATTGTTCTCCCTATCATGCAGCAGACTTGAGGAAGAACTCACCATGGTTCCGAGACGGAATTTCGAAACACCGTGATCAGGAAGAAGAGAAGTCGTGCTACGATTTGCCGGCGTTGTTGAAAATGGCCCGAGCACATAACAAGAAGAACCTCACGAAAAAAATCGATTTGACGATCAGCAAAGAAGAACTTTGGAACCAAATTGATGCTGCCCTCGCTTCCCAATGCTTAGGGCGTCACGAGTCGTGTTTTCTACGTCATTTAGGAGAGGAGATCGAAACTTCGGCGAAAGAAGCGGAACGGACCTATTTTCGTCCGGAAATGCCAGAGTCGTGGTCCAAAAACAATCCTCATGTATGGCTTACGAATCAGGACATTCTCTATGTGGCGAAGCAGTACATGCACCTTTTCCGCAATTTTCTCTTCTACGGGCCCGTCCCAAGAGATTTCGCCCATCCAGTCTCCATGGCGAATTCTGTCTCCTCGACGATTCGAAAAGGCGACCTCTGTCTCGTTCCTGAACTTTGTCATATCAATATAGAAGCCTTGTCAAAGAAGAAGAAAACAAAGATCGGCGTCATCTACAACACCGATTTCCACGAACAACCCGGTGAACACTGGGTGGCTTCTTTCTTCGATTTAGACAGAAAGTATCCGAAGATTTTCTATTTTGACAGCATAGCTCATGATCCACCTATTGAAATCTACGAATTTCTCACAGCAACGGCTCGGAAAATGAGTTTTACATTGAAGAAGACAGTGGAAGTTCAGATAAACAGACACCGACTACAGTTCTCAAATAGCGAATGTGGAGTATACTGTTTGCATTTCCTCGTTTGCATGCTGCATCATGACGATGTACACACATTCGAGAACTACATATCGAGATTCGGACTCAATGATGCACATATGCATAAATTCAGGAGCACTTTCTTTCGTCCGCGGGAAAAGTGAATGTGTGAGAAGAAAATGAACAAATCTCTCTTTTTCCCTCTACGATCCGACGACAAAAAAAAGAAAACATAGAAAGAATAGAGAAAAATATTTCGAAAAATGGAGAAGAGACAGAAACTTGCAATCGCCTTGATCATTCTGGGCTTGCTACTTATGAGCTGTTTCGCCTTGTCTTTCCACAGAAATTCTCGAATCGAAGAGTTTTCTTCTTTTTCTGGAAGCGCTTGCTTGTACCGCGATCATAGCAAAGAACTTCATCTTTTGCGAATTTATGCTGAGAAACGAAGTGTAAACGGAAAATTAGATCTATCGCCTCTTCGTGAAACGTTATCCTCCGGCAATATCTTCTCTCTGCAACAGATTTTTTCTTCCTCCCAAGAAAGAGATGTTTCTCAATTGTTGAAGCACAGTGATCCCACAAGCTATGATTGGGCTTTTCTGCAATATATTGTTCGAAGAAGTACGATGCATGCAGAGGTAGTTTCCCAGAAAGCGTTTCTCGATCTTCTGAAGCGACTAGCACGCTACCCGGTGTGTCCGATAACGAAGGATGTGTCTCTAAAGAGGGTAAGAGAATTCGACGTCGATAAGTTCCCAGGCTACGAAGCAGATGCAAACTTCATGCAAATATTCTCAGAAAAAGATCGCAATGTTGTCCTACTCGTCACAGATTTTAATAATTTCAAAGATAGTGGTACCAATAATATAACAGAGAAAACGTATGACGACGACCTGGTTCGAGGATACAGCGATCTTCCTGCCAACGATAAAGCAGTAGCAGATCTCGCTTCTTATCATCGATATACTACGAGACCAGATATCGAAAAACCCTTGCAGTACAAATGTCAGAGGTTTTTTCAGAACTGTCAAGACAAAGTCCGCGTCTACGGGTAATGAAGCGAATGTTACTATATGCTATGATAACTACGTACTCTTTACAGCCACAAAAGTCATTGAAAACATTTCTTTAGAAGAAATTATTTCGAAACATTTTTTGGTGCGATGCACATTGAAAACATAGAAGAAGTCGATTGAAATAAGTGCTGTACGATAAAATAGTCGACTATCATCTTTCATACTGTATTATCTTAAACTACTAACCATAAATGTTAAAGAAGTCATTCGTTATTTCATTCTGGAAAAGAAGTAGTTGTTGGTCATTCAATAATCCAAACGATTCAACATACTCTTCGGACGAAGCATCTTGAGAGGACGCAAATAGATCGGAGATTTGTATTTGTCTTTGTATTCCGGAGAGTATATTTACAGGAGGAGCAGCAGATGTGGACACTGGTGATTTCACAAGGATCGATGGATGATTCTCTCCGACTTCTTCGTGTCTTCTGGCTTCTTTGACTTTGCAAAGAATGCGAGCTTCGTTTGCCGCGCTTGAACTCGTTTGCAAATGCTCTAAAGAAGATGAAGAGGATCGGCGGCTTTTCGAGAGTAAAAGGTTCTCTTCATGTTTTCCACAATTCTTCTTACAACCCTCCTCAATTAGTTTAATTTGATCACGCCAATTCACTCCTAGAATAGATTCAGTAGTATACGTAACTTTTTGAAAAAGATGGTCGGGATGAAATCGAGGATCATCAATTCCTTGAGAGAAAACAGTATCTAGATTCATTTTTCACGTAATATTTCTTTTGTTGAATTTATGAGGCTCTCTAAGAGGATTCATACAGTTCCTTCGAATGTGCATGTTTCTTAATATATTTTAATATTTATGAAAATCTTTCCAAACTTAAAGACAATAAAAAATATTGAGTTTATAATATGAATGGCATCGAAAAAGAAAAACACTTTGTTTTATTAATGAACATGAAGGTATAATAGTGTCTTCAAAGCGGAGCTATTTTTCATATAGTGTAGTTTTTTATAAAAAAAGAGAAGTGACATTACGAAGGTTCACGACGGCCTCGTCACAATTTTACAATTTTTTGTGTAATCATGGAATATCTTGCGACTTCAATGACTTTGGACGGTAAATGCGTCAATAAAGAAGAACTGAAGATGGATTCATCTGAGACAAGAAAAGTCAAAGTAGAATTACGAGGCCAAACAGGTGTTTTTTCTCTAGTCAACATGAAGAACGGAAATCGTATCCAGGGATATTGGTTAAAAGGCATCAGGATCGGTCGTTTTCATGTCTGGTCCAAGAACATTCTACTTGTATGTGACTACGAGAACGGCATTCCTTTTCATGGATCGCGCGTAGAAAAGTTCCTTTTGCCGAATGGGGAAGAAATGTTCTACCTTGTGACCTACAGAAACTATGAGAAAGTATATTTTCAGCAATGGGAGAGTTTCAAATTTCATCAGATTAAGAAATCTAACATCATGTACGTTTATTGAAGAATTACAATTGGCTAGTAGCTATATAATTTTAGCTAAGGTTATCTTTTTCATCTTTAAACTTCTGAAGTGCTTATTTAGAAATTCATCTTTTTATTCTTATTTAAGCAAGTTCTACCTACTGTTCTATCCCTTACATATTGGATAATATTCAGAATAACTCGTAAAAGTATCAGAATTTCGAATACAACTCTTGCGTTTTATCTATCCATACGCGACGAGTTGTCACATTGGGTGCGCAACTGTAAATTGTAAGCCCGTATACTTCATGCGTCTCTCGTCTCACATACCAGCGCAAATGACGAATGTTGCACTTATGGATGAGAATCTTGGGTTTTAATTTGAATCGCACGTCGAGCTCAATCTGCTTCAGAATACTGTGCATGTTTGCAAAACGAACACATGGATTCATTTTACGCACATCTCTATTGATCTGGATCATCATATCTGCTGCATAGAGTAGAATCGGAGGAGGAGGAGAAGAGGAGGACAACGATGGAGCTGAGGCACTGCACATAGATGTGATTGCATCTTTCGCTCCAATGAGTTCGCACTCCAACAAGGTATTTTCGTAGAATTTCGCATCCTTGCTTCGAATGGAAGCGGAAACGTCGAACATGCGTGGGTATGGATATCCCACTCGAACGTATCTACTGACAAGCACACTGCAGTGCACGTCTTCTATGGTTGTGAAGAAGAGCCAGTATTTGTCCGATTTGAAATTCACGGTCAGAAAGACAGGATGCTTGTAGAATTCGTCCGTGAAAGAGCCGGGGCTTTCGTGAAGTTTGTCTAATACACGAACGCTGGTGATGTCATAAATCTTGTCCAGTAAAAGTTGTTTGATTGTGTTGTTCACAATCATCTTCATCTCGTGACCGAAGAACACCGTGTCCACTGATTCCATTTCTATATGTATGTGTCTCAATCGGTTAACAGCATGTAAGCTCACCCAATCACATAGTGAAGCAGAAGAATCAGATCAGATCATTTTTTTACCATTCGGGCATCGGTTTATTCTCAACCTCAAACCTCACGCTTCACCATGTGTACGAGGATTTCGGAATCCACATCCACCACATGCTTCCTGCGACGGGAGCTTTCTTCGTGTTCTTTGGCGAAGCGTAGTAAGAGTAGAGTCCAGCGACGTCTTTTTTCTTTATGGCATAGTCGAAGAAGCGCATGCATGAGATGGCGCCTTCAAAGGGGACGAAACCAGGGAAGACGCGCCAATCCTTGCCCGCGAGAATCGGAACATTCAGCAAAGTCCAGCTGCGATAAAGAGTGTCGTCGAGATAGACATCGAGAGTGCGTCCATCCAGAATGATAAGGACCATGTTCCATCTCTGTGGACGAACAGCGTCTGTGAGTCTGAATTCTTGATGCTCACGATCCGGGATCAGACGATTGAAACTGTACAAGATGCGCACGGAGACAACGAGTTCGTTTTTGAAAGAGTCATAAGAGAGCGAGAAGTCGTTTTCGCCGAGGACGAAGAGTTTTGCGTTGTTTTTCTGATCGAGGTTCAAATCGGTAAAATTCTTCGCACTCGCGCTTGTATATGACCCCCGTGTCATCTTGGCCGAGTTGTCAGGTTTCACGAAGAACATCAAAGAGAAGCGCGCTCGACTTTCATCGATTCTCGGCATGTTGCTTACGACGATTCCGTCGGGTCGACTCTTCGAGTCAACGACTAAGCAACGAGGAGAGGATGCGTAGTAGGACGAGGCGATGGATCCGCAGTAGGGAAAAGAGAGCATCATCGGTGCATGTGTGGTCTCCCATTCTTTCTTCACTGCAAAGTAAATCACGAGAATGATTACGACGATGGCTATGGCCAGTGAGATGTATGTGGAAGCGCTCATTCGCTAAATTTGTTTTTTTCCTCGTTTGGCGTCAGAGAGAAAAAGTGCTCTTACGTACAAAGCAAATATTTTTCTGTCGATAAAGTAAATATATCACTTTCTGGAATCGAAGTCATCTCTCTTTTTTTAAAATAATATGGACACCTCTGCCACTTCCGCTGCCGCTTCTTCTGTTGACGCTCCTCCTGAGACGATGGTGTACTTGCAATGGGCCGGAATCGCGGTGTTGATCATCGTTCTCTACTTTGCGATCAACAGCATCCTCACCAATTACCGCAACACGAACAAAAACGAACCCATGCTCATCCCCACACCGACCAATATCCAATCGCTCACAAAGTCGTTCGACGGAAATCTTATGCCCATGTCCAAAGACGGAACAGAGTACGCATACAGTTTCTGGATCATGATCAATGACTGGAATTTCAACTATGGCAAGCCTAAATGCATCATGTTCCGCTCCACCGACGACGTCAACTCGTTCAAAGTCGCCTCTCCTAGTATTTGGCTGTACCCTCGAGAGAACAAACTCATGGTCCGTGTGAGCACTCAAAACGCAGATCAGAGATACGACCAACAATTGTATCCAAACGCATCGGCTTCCTGTAGGTACGACGGGGACGTCAGAGGAAAAAATTTGAATACACCAGCAACAGCTTGCGATATCAGCAATATTCCTCTGCAGAAATGGGTGCACATCTCAGTATCCCTGTGGAATAGGCTACTGGATGTGTACATGAACGGCAAACTCGTTCGAAGTTGCGTCCTTCCGGGCGTTCCTGTGACCGATCCGAATCAGCTGAAATACTTGTACGTGGGCAAGGGCGACACCTACAACGGATACATTTCGAGACTCAAATATTTCAACCGGGCGCTAAGTGCAAACGAAGTGTACGATCTATACGCCGCTGGTCCGCTACCCGCCTCCTTCTGGTGGACGGAACTCGTCGACAAGATCCAGATTTCTTTCAACATTCACGAATAAAAAGACGGTGCATTTTTTTCTGGTTTCAATAATTAAAAAATAAGTGAAAAAACAGTATATCGATAAGTACAGAGA